TGGCGCAATATGCGACGAGCTTCGGCCCGGTCATGCCGCGTCTCTATGACATGGGCACGCAGCTTGCGACCGCCGTGCAGCAGGGCGCGCAGAATTTCCGCTGCGTGCGCGTGACGGACGGCAGCGATACGGCGGCAACCCTGACGCTGCAGAGCGCGATTACGCTGAAGGCGCTCTATACCGGCAGCTACGGCAACGGCATCAGCGTTTCGCTCTCAGCCGGATCACAGGCGGGCAGCTCGCGCATTACCGTCGCCCTGCCCGGCAATACGCCCGAGGTCTTCGACAACATCACCGGCACGGGCGCCGCCCTGTGGCAGGCGATGGTCGCCGCTATCAACACCGGCACCGGCCCGCTGCGCGGCGCCTCCCAGACCGTGACGGCGAGCTATGCCGGCGGCACGGCCGCCCCCGTCGCCGGCACCTTCAGCTTCGCCTCCGGCACGGCCGGCACCGATGGTGCGCTCAACGTGACCTCCGCAATGCTGGTCGGCAGCGATGCGGTGCCGCGCACCGGCATGTATGCGCTGCGCGGCCAGGGTTGCTCCGTCGCTCTGCTCGCGGATTCGATCGACACCACGCAATATACGACGCAGGCGGCCTTCGGCCTCTCCGAGGGCGTCTACATGATCCTGACCGGGCCATCCGGCGACACGACGGAGAACGCCGTCGCCACCAAGGCGACCGCCGGCCTCGACAGCTATGCCGCCAAGCTGATGTTCGGCGACTGGCTCTACTGGTACGACCAGGCCAATGCCGTGACCCGGCTGGTGTCGCCGCAGGGCTTCGCCGCCGGTCGGCTGGTCAACCTGTCGCCCGAACAGTCGAGCCTCAACAAGCAGCTCTACAGCATCACGGGCAGCCAGAAGAGCGGATCGGTGGCTTCGGGTCAGTCCAGCACCTACGCGACCGCGGATCTGCAGCTTCTGTTCCAGAACGGCATCGACGTGATCTGCAACCCGCAGCCCGGCGGCAGCTACTGGGGTGTGCGCTGCGGCCACAACTCCTCCTCCAATGCCGCCGTCAACGGCGACAACTACACGCGGCTGACGAACTACATCGCTGCCACGCTCAGCGCCGGCATGGGCCTCTATGTCGGCGAGGTCATCAACGCCACCCTGTTCCAGAACATCAAGGCGACGCTGCTCGCCTTCCTGCAGGGCATGCTGACGCAGGGCCTGTTGGGCAGCACGACGGGCAGCCAGCCCTTCTCGGTGGTCTGCGACACCTCCAACAATCCGGCCTCACGCACGGCGCTCGGCTATGTGCAGGCGGATGTGCAGGTTCAGTACCAGGGCATCAACGAAAAGTTCATCGTCAATGTCGAGGGCGGCCAGACCGTGCAGGTCACCAGCCAGCCCCTCACCAGCGGCCCCAATTCGTAACGGAGCACAGGCATCATGGCTCTCAACACCTTCAACACCGGCAAGGATTGCCAGGTCGTCGTGCTCGGACCCTTCGGCCGCGTCGACCTCGAACACGTCACCGGCTTCGAAAGCCGCCAGATGACGGCCTCCATCCGCGTCGACCGCATGGACGGCACCATGGTCGGCGCGGAGCTGCCGAAAGGCTGGGAAGGCTCCTTCGATATCGAGCGCGGCTCCTCCTCGGCCGATGACCTGGTCGCGCAGATCGAGCAGAGCTACCTGAACGGCACCACGCCGGCACCCGGCACGCTCTACCAGTATATCGATGAGATCGACGGCTCGACCTCGACCTATCAATACAACGGCGTCAGTTTCAAGCTCACCTCCTCGGGCCTCTACAAGGGCGATGCCAGCGTCAAGCAGAAGCTGGAGTTCTTCGCCACCAGCCGGAGCAGCGTCTCGTGAGCCGCCCATCGGAGATGATCCTCGACGACTGCGGCCTGGTCGAACGTATCGACGCCACAGGCCGCAAGCTGCATGTGCGCAAGCCCAATGTGCTCGACCGGCTGCGGCTGTTCAAGGCGGTGGGACCGGATATGGCGCAGAATCCGCCCTATCTCGGGCTGGCGCTGACGGCGTGCGCCGTCAAATTCATCGACGATGTTCCTGTACCGCATCCCAGTAACGAACAGCAGATCGAGAACCTCATCCTCCGCCTGGGCGACGCCGGGATAAATGCCGCCGGAACCGTGGTGGCTGTCCGTGACCCATCGGATGCGGAGGTGCGAGAGGAAGCGGGAAACTCAGCCGGCACCCCGATCTGAAAGAGTGTCTCTATCTCGTGAAGAACGGAGTGCCTTTCGACATCGCCTTCACCCTGCCCAAAGCCGAGCGCCGCGCTTACGCGGTCGCGATCGGCGAGCTGGACGGCGCGACACGCTATGACTGGCAGGCCATGGGCTGGGAGCAATGACCGGATGCCGACCCTCGCCGAACTCTCCCGCCTGGATCTCACCGAGATCAAGCGCCGCGCCCTGGCCGCCGGGGCCGCCGCTTTGGCCGAGGCCGCCCGCCGCCGCGCTGCCGCCGCGCCCGGCGCTATCACGCATGCGGTGACAGACGAGGACCGCGCAACTGTACGGATCATTGATCCCGCACTCATCCGGCGCGAGCGCGGCGATGTGGGACAGGCGCCTGCGCCCTTCCTCGCCCCGGATGCCGCCGATCGCCTCGCGGTGCGCGCAGCGATCGTGGAAAGCCTGCGAAAGGATCTGACGTGAGCGAGGAACTCGACTCCATCGGCATCTCCCTCGTCCTCGACGACGAGGTTGCCGAGGGGATCCGCCGCATGAGCCGGGAGATGGCGCTGTTCAGCCGCCAGACTGAGTTTACGGCGGCACAGATGAGCCGGGTCGCGCGGCAGCATCTCAGCGCCCATCTGCCGCCGGAGCCCGAGCGGCATAAGCCCGCGTCAGCGCCCGTGACGATCGCGGCGCCCCCCAAGGCACCGGCGACGCTGCCGACGGAAACATCGCAGGCGCCTTGGCCTGTGTCGCCAGCACTGGAGCGGATGCCGGCGCCAACGGCAGCCCAACGGGGCGCGATGGAGCGAAAGCCGGTGCCCGCCGCGATCGCACCGATGCCGAGCCCGCCAGCGCGTTCGCCAGCGCCCCATACGGGCACAGGCCAGGCGCCGGTTGTGCAACGGGTGGTGCAGCAGGTTCCGCCCCAGCCACGCGTCCCCACGCCGACCGTACAACAGGTTCCGGCTACGCAGCGCCCCGTGCCAGCCGTGCAGCAGGCTTCTACCCCGCCGCGTCCCCCCGCGTCGGCAGCTCAGCGGGCTCCGACTCAGCCACGCGTGACGTCGGCCCCGACCGTTTCAGCATCGCCGCGCTCCGCGACCGTGGCCCCGCCGCCACCTCCATCCCCAGCGCCGCCATCGCGCCCGGTTGATAAGCCATACGCGAGGCCGAAGATTCAGGTCTCTCTGTCAACTCCGCCGTCTCCCTCTCCGGCTCCGCCCCGTGCCACCCCGGCGGCGGCTGTGCCAACCGCTCAGCCGCGCACAACGACACAGGCCAGTCTCAGCCCCGCGCCACCGGCAGCGGTCGCCCAGCCCGCAGCACCGACGGCACCCACAGCGGTTGTGCGGGCACCCACCGTGGCAAGCACGCCGAGCCCCGTGGCGCCGCCAACACCGAATACGGCGGCAAACCGTGTGGTCGCCCGTCCAACGCCCCAAACAGCATCGGTCGCGCCGGCTGCCGCGGTGGCATCGCCGCAGACAGCCGCGACCGCGACCAGCGAAGCGTCCCCGCCCAAACAGGTTGCACCGCCAGCTCCGCTACCCATTGTCCCCGAGCGCGGACGCAGCCCCGCGCCGCCCGTGCCCTCGTCACCTGCTCCGCAGAGCGCAACCCGAGCCGCTCAGCCGTCAGCCCCGGCGGCGAGCACAACCGCAACGCCCGAGGCACCTCCGGCGACTGCGCGAACGCAGATGCTCACGGTAGAATGCAAGTACATGTTCGACAAAGCGCAGTTAGGGCGATGGATCTCGCAAGCCATGGCAAAGGAGGCGGCGCGCCCACCCACTGCTGCTCGCGGCTTCAACACCCGCATGACACCCGCATGGCCCGGCATACCGCTGTAGTGCAGCGATTTGTGATTTATTGTTCGTACGGATCGTCTTCCGATGCAACGTTCACGCAGACCGGGTGATGGCTGGCGATGAACAGCTGCGATCCACGCTTTCCCTCTTCGCGTTTTCTGGAGGTTTCCTGTGTCATCGTCCCCGAGGGTAGCCCGCCGCCCCTGGAATGGATGAGGGAGCATCCGCAGTACCTGACGATCTCGGGCTTCTACACTCCGCCCCCGGCCCCCGAGTCGAACATGGGGTTGGAACCGCAGCTCGGGGCTGAGCGGCAAGCTGAGGCGTCGCCCGAGGAGCCGGTCTTCGAAGTCGTGATCGACTATGCTGGGAACTGGACCATCCGGCCCGTCCCGCCGCTGACACCGCAGCCGGCGCCATGGACCGAACCGCAGCCCGAGGCTGACGGGCAAGCTGAGCCTCAGCCTGAGGAGCCGATCTACGAAGAGCCGGCGCCGGAGCCCGAGGTTGAGCCGGAACCGCCGCCGCGGCCCGACTACCTGCGCTGCATGCCCCCGCCGAGGCCGAGACGCGCTCGTGGGGGACCGCCGCCTTTGGGTCCTCGTTCGGCGGCCCGCGGGATGGACCCCCTCGCCCCAGAGTTCGCGCCTAACCTGGTGCGCAAGACGGCGCGGATCATGGCCGGTATGGACCGGGTCATGAGACCCGGCGGTATCACGACGCCCGAGGGGCTGTCGGCAGCGTTTCACGCCGGGATGCAGCACCTTGCCGCGCACAAAGGCGATGTCCGCGCCGCCCTGGCCTCGGCGAAGGCTGCGCGCTCGGGTCACGGATCCAAGCCTGCGGCAGATCATACGGACTTCGCTATCGCCGCCTCTGCCACCGCGAACGGAGCGAAGTTTCTCTCCGAGGTCGCTGCCGGGCTTGAAGCTGCGGCGGGGGTTGCTGAGACGGCCGGCATCGGTGTCAGTGCAGCGATGCTCCTTGACCCCACCCCAGCGGGTGCGGGCGAGGAACAGGCCTTGCGGGCGTATCGCGCCAAGCATGCTGGCGCCCCCGGTGCACATGGATTCGAGCAACCACCGCCGACCCCGCCCTTGCCGGGCCTCGTGCCACCGCCGTTGCCGCAGACCAAACCCGGCGAGGGTGGCTTCACTCAAGCGCCCGAGAGCCGGCCGCTACCCGGCTTCACGCCATTGCCGCCTTCCGCTCCGGTGCATCCGGGGCGAGAGGCGGAGGCCAACAAGCCAATCGTTGTTGAAGCGAAGACCACCAAAAATGCACATCTTGCCGGGACAGAGCACCCGGTCACGAAGATACCCTTTGACAAGAACGGCCACCCCGATTTTTCGGGCGTGAAAATAAAGGAAGTTCAGATCAAGCAAACCGGATCACGCCGGGGTGATACTCGCGCTGCCAACAAAGCTGCCGGCTTGGCAAAGACGCCTCGCGGCTATGTCTGGCATCACCACCAGGATGGGACTACGATGCAGCTTGTGCCTGAGCCCATCCACACGTCCACTGGTCACACAGGTGGCTACGCACCGGGGAAATGACTCATGATAACCATCAATGATCAAGGCGCTCCGATCGATGAGCGGCGAATCGCCGATATCGAAACCGTGGTAAGAGCCACCTTGCCACTGTCCTACAAAAATTTTCTTGTTCGTAACAATGGTGGTCGACCAGATCCTGATACGATAGATATCAATGACTTAGAGGATAGCCCGACTGATATCAAACAATTTTTTGGTTTCGATCAAGAGTTCGAGTCCGAAAATTTGATATGGCACTTCGAGATCATGAGAGAAAATGTTCCTTGGCGCCATCTTTTGCCGATCGCAGGCGATTCTTTCGGAAACACCTTCTGTCTGGATCTGGCTCCTGACTCGTATGGCAGGGTGGTTTACTTCGATCTCAAAGGTGATGATTCCGAATTTTATGATGTAGCACCTGATTTCGAAGCTTTCTTGGAGAAAATCTATCCTTGGGTCGAGGAGTCGCCAGAGCCGTAATATTGGCTCCTGGATGCGGAGCCGTTTGCACCCATAGTGGTGCCTGAGCAGAAGACTTTTCCCTACAAGAGTTAGTTACGGGTTCCTTTCGTCTTCGTCCCTGAGGGTAGCCCGCCGCCCCTGGAATGGATGGCGGCACATCCGCACCACTTCACGATCCCGGGGTTCTGCATTCCGCCCCCGTCTGCCGAGGCGGACAGGGCGTTGGAACCGCGGCCAGAGGCCGAGGGGCAAGCTGATCCGCCGCCGGAGGAGCCGACCTTCCTGGTCGAGATCGACTACGCGGGCAACTTCATAGCCCGGCCGGTCACGCCGCTGACACTGCGGCCGGCGCCATGGACCGACCCGCCACCCGCACCGCTGACGGAAGAGGCGCCGGCGCCGGAGCCCGAGGTTGAGCCGGAACCGCCGCCGCGGCCCGACTACCTGCGCTGCGTGCCTCCGCCGGAGCCGAGACGCGCTCGTGGGGGACCGCCGCCTTTGGGTCCGAATCCGGCGGCCCGCGGGATAGACCCGCTCGCCCCTGAGTTCACGCGGAACCTGGTGCGCAAGACGGCGCGGATCATGGCCGGTATGGACCGGGTCATAAGACCGGGCGGTATCGCGACAGATGAGGGGTTCTCGGCCGCTGTGCGTGCTGGGATGCAGCACCTTGCCGCACACAAGGGTGGTGTCCGCGCGGCCCTGGCCCCGTTGAAGGCGGCCGGCACGGCCGGCCAACGGTCCGAGCGGACACCGTCCCACAGCAGAGGGCGGAAATCGAGCGGCCAAACGACCGAAGACGACGCGGCTCTCTTTGAGAGACTCGGAACTCGATATACAGTAACATTACGTAACGATCTTCGTCTAGCGTCTTGGGCGCCACCTGCTCCGCCGGCGGCTATCCCTGATGGCCCATGGGAACCGCAACCAGGTGAACCCCCAGGAAACTATATGGGTCCGAAGCGAGCCAAGGGACCAAGGGCACAATGCAAGATCGTTCCGGATGAGAACCACGGCGGTCCTGCAGGCACAAAGGCGCCATATTGGAAACTATATATCCCCGGCCAACGGGTAAAAAAGTATAGTCTAGACGGCCGTCCGCTTCCACCTGGCAATGAGGGGCACCCACAGGATGATTTGCGTAAGGTTACTCCTGCGCCGCCATCGGCCGAGCCGGGCGTATCCACTAGTCCGACGCCCGACACGGTGCCAAACCCTTACCTCCCGCCCGACCTTAATCCTAGCCTTCTAAACGACCCTGATCTATAGTTACAAGCTGGATGAAGGGGACTAACATCATTATGGTAACGCAAGAAACGTCATTTTCGACGGAGGATGAGGTATATGCGAATGCCTTTTTTTTCTTCCTTCAAGAGCTGAGTCTTATGTCAAAGCCCTCAAGCGAACAATGCGAAGAAAAAGAGTATGACAACGTTGCCTGGGAAATCAAAAACTTCTTTATCCGTTCAGCCGAGGGTGTCCTCAATACCCCTGGAGGACAATTATCGGATCACCAAACATCTAGCGTGAGAGAGTTGGTACACAATGTGTCGTCAATACCAGACCATGTGATTAACATGGCGCGGTCTAACCTCAGGGAAGAACATCGCCGTGCCATGAGCGATCCGTGCTGGATTCCGTTACGCTTGCAGGCGAAGGATCTTATCTTCCTGCTCGATTTCGAGACACAGCGCATTCATTCGATTTTGTGGCCTCAATTGTGATGGATGATGGGTCGGTGATCACGAATGGCTTCGTGACATAGTCGTTTGCTGCCGCCCCAAGAGGCGGTCAGCGAAGAGCCAGAGCCGGAGGTTGAGCTGGCCGCTGCGCCCGCTCGGGCAAGGCCTGATTGGCAAAGGATCCTGCCCCCGCCGGACACCATACTCTACTCGTACCCGAAACAGACAGGGTCTCGGCCGGACTACATGCGTCACATACCCCGCCGGGGCCGAGACGCGCGCGCGGTGGACCGCCAGCTTTGGGTCCCCGTTCGGCGGCCCGCGGGATGGACCCCCTCGCCCCGGAGTTCACCCGGAACCTGGTGCGCAAGACGGCGCGGATCATGGCCGGTATGGACCGGGTGATGAGACCCCGCGGTATCGCGATAGATGAGCGGCTCTCATCTGCCGTTCACGCTGGCATGCAGCACCTTGCTGCGCACAAGGGCGATGTGCGCGCAGCCCTGGCCTCGGCGAAGGCCGCAGGCCCAGCGAGACACGACGCCGAAACGGCCACCTGTCGGAACCTGTAGTTCCCCACACCAGCCCAGGCCTGATTCGACATCCGCAGATCGGAACCCCATGACCACGACCGTCACCCTCGGCCTCGTCACGCTCCAAGCCTTCGAGATCCCCGCCACCATCGCCTTCGGCGGCAAGCAGCGCCTCGCCGTGCATGACCTGCCCGGCGGTGGACGTGTCATCGACGTGCTCGGCGGCGCAGATGCCGACATCACCTTCAGCGGCATCATCTCGGGCTCCGACGCCGATACGCGGGCCCAGCTGCTCGACGCGCTGCGGATTTCCGGCGCCGCCCTGCCGCTGAGCTGGTCCGAGCAATACTACATCGTCATCATCTCGGAAGCCGACTTCGACTTCCGCAAATCCTGGTGGATTCCCTATCGCCTGCGCTGCGTCGTGCAGAGCAACCTCGTCTATGGCGCCTTCGCCACCGCTGCCTCGGCGGCGGTCAGCATCGCCGCCACCCTGACCAGCGCGGCCAGCTTCCTCAGCACGCCGCTGCCGACGCTCAGCGCGGCGCAGACGGCGCTGACCCAGACCGGTGCCACCACCTACGGCACCGCCGCCTATGGCCAGAGCCTCACGGCCGTCTCGGCGGCCCAGACCACG